GAAAAGAACAAAAAATTTTTGGATAAATGGACCGCGAAAAAAAACGAGGTTAAGAAAAAACCCGCACCGAAAAAACTGAAGTCGCCAAACATTTCCGAACCGGTTAAAGTTGATTTGCCGGCGCCGAATATTTCAGAGCCGCAAGAAATTGACATTTCGGATTCCAAGGGCGACGATTTAGACACGGCGAAAAAGAAAGCGGAAATTCGTTTCAAAATTTCGCAGATTGAAAAAAATGATTTGCAAGCGGCCAAACTCCGGGGCGATTCTATTCCGACGGCGTTGGTTTCGGGTGTCGTTTCCACGTTGGGACGTAGTTTTCAAAGTTCGTATAAAAATGGCGCTGAAGCTTTGTTGTTGGAAATTACGCACAAAGCAAAATTATCGTCAAAATTGGAAGCGGAATTCAAAGGTCAATTAATAAAATTGATAAATAAATCACACGCCGACGCGATCAAACAAGCGAAAACAACAATTGAAACAATCGTTTCGGAAGTTGCATCGGTTGAAGCTAATAAAAAAGATTAAATGAAACGAAAAACGATTTGAATAATTGGTGCGGGTTGTCATGGTAGTTCATTGGCTGCAATTTTGCACGCTCATTCACGAATTGCGAATGGTCCAATATTTACAAATGTAAGTGAAAAAGATATGGTTCAAACAAAACAACACGCCGATTTTATGGCGACGGATATTTCAGACGAAAAGGTTTTTGAATATTCAAATCCATATGCAAGACTAAAAGAAGACGAAAAGTTTTTCCCAAAGGAATTTCAATCGTCAGTTCCATCGAAAACAAAACGTGACCAATTAAGAAAAAAAAGAAAACGTAAAAACAGATAAATGAAAAACGAAATAAAATTATTTTTTATATTTATTTTTATATTAATTTTTCAAGACTTCATTTTTAAAAATTAAACCATGAAAACCGATTTTCAAGACATAGCACCCGACCAAATATATTTGTATAAAAACGGATTGTTCAATTTGATTGATTCGGCAGACGTTCAGATTTCAAACATTAAGCCGTCGGCATGGTGTGAACAAAACAGAATTATGACGCCGGACGTTTCGCCAATACCTGGTCCGTTCAGCTATGAAAATTCACCATATTCAAAAGAAATTGTCGATTGTTTATCGCCCGACCACCCGGCACGAATTGTTGCGGTGATGAAAGGCGCGCAAATTGGATTTTCAACGGGTGTAATTGAAGCGGGAATCGGTTGGATAATATCACAGAACCCCGGAAACATTTTGTTTTTGGTTGGTCATGAAGATTTGGTCAAAGATTCAATGAAAAAGGTTGACCGAATGATTGACAATTCCGGGATTCGTTCGTTCATTCGTTCAACTTCCAATCGTGCGCGGAACACAAAATCCGGTGACACTGATAATATGAAAGAATATCCGGACGGATATTTGAAACTTGGAATTTCTAATCATAAAACTTTGCGTAATATTTCAATGCAATACGGATTCATTGACGATTTTGAGGGGATGAAAGGTTCAACCAAAGAAGCCGGCGCCACGCAAAAAATGATTGAACAACGTTTCGCCGCATTCGCGAAAAAAATGAAATTGTTTTATATATCGACGCCCGAATTAAAACAGACGTCGAACATCGAACCGGTTTTCGAATTGGGTGACAAAAGAAAATACAATATAAAATGCCCGTGTTGTGATGAATTCATTCCGTTGGAATGGGAAGTTCAAAGCGAAATAAACGGGAACGAAATGGTCGGAATGACGTGGGAAACAACCCCGGACGGAAAATTGATCGCCGAATCCGTTGGATATACGTGTCAAAAATGCGGTGGATTCTTTGACGATTCGAACAAAACGGAATTAATTCAGTCCGGAAAATGGATTCCGACGGCGGTTCCATCAAAGCCGGGGTATTATTCGTACCATATAAGTGCATTATATGCGCCGATTTATATGTTTGGTTGGGAACATTATGTTCGTGACTTCATGGAATGCAATCCGTTGAATGGAAAACGTGATGAAGAAAAATTCAAGACGTTCAAAAATTTGGTTTTAGGTGAAACATATGAACCAACGGGGAAAAGTATATCCGCGAATCAATTGCAAAAAAATATTCGTGAATATGAAATCGACACCATTCCGGAAAAAATGTCAATTACTGACGGGAATGGTAAAATAATAATGTTGACCGCCGGTTCGGATTTGAATGGAAAAGAAGACGACGCGAGTTTGGATTGGGAAATTATTGCCCACTCAGAAAGTGGCGCAACGTATTCAATCAATCATGGTTCAGTCGGGACGTTCATTCCTAAAGATAAAAACCCGGACGAACGGGAACATTTTTCATACAGACACGGCGTTCCGAATTCTGTTTGGCCGATCTTTGAAAAGATTTTGTCGGATGGATATATAAACGACAACACCGGGAAAAGTATGCGTGTTTTTATTACCGGATTAGATTCGGGATATATGACGAATTATTCATATACTTTTATAGGCAATACAAATTTAAGGGTTGTCGCATTAAAGGGTAAAGATTACGACAAATTTTTGAAATATGATGCCGATTTGAAAACATTCAAAGCATCAAAGGAACGTCGCGATTTGTATTTGGTGGAATCCAATCACACAAAGGACATATTAAACAACCATATGAATTTGACATGGGTTAAGGAATTGAACACGGTTCAGCCTTACGGATTCATGAATTTCCCAACACCGTCAGACGGGAAATATTTATTCGGAAATTTCTTCAGTCATTTTGAAGCCGAACACAAAATTGTCGATAAGTCCGGGAACTATCGTTGGTTGAAAAAAACGAATCAACATCAAAATCACTTGTATGATTGTCGTTTATATGGAATCGTTGCGCGTGACATTATGTTGGAACTAATTTTCAGAGAATACAAAATCAAAAATGGAACGTGGCGTGATTACGTTGCAATAATTGAAAAATCAATTAAATAATATTTGTCTAATAATTAGACATATAAACGTCTAAATGAATCAAAAAATATATTTTTGTTGTTCAAAGTATTGAAAACAAAATATAAAATTATATGATTAGCAACGCAGTAGGAACGGAACGAATTTCACGAATTACCGGGTATCAATTAACCGGTGGGAATTTTTCTGAAGTTTCGCCAAATTTACCACAAAGAATTGCGGTAATTGGTGAGGGAAACACGGCAAATCAAGGAACAATGCCACTTGTTGCGACTGAAGTGACTTCAGCACAACAAGCGGGAAATTTGTTCGGATTCGGTTCGCCTATTTATAACATGATGCGAATTTTGCGTCCAACAACGTCGGATGGTGTTGGAGGGATTCCAACAATCGTTTATCCACAAGTTGAGGGCGCGAACGTTGCAAAAGAACAAACAATCACGGTTGTCGGTACTGCGACAGTAAACGCAACGCATATTGTAAAGATAAACGGACGAACGGGTGTTGAGGGTGACAACTATTCATTCGCAGTGTTAACGGGTGAAGACCAAGACGACATCGCGGCGAAAATTGTTGACGCAATAAACAACGTTTTAGGTTCACCGGTGATTGCATCGGCAGTTGGTGGAATTGTGACACTTGTTTCCAAATGGAAAGGGTTGACATCTAACGAAATGAACGCGACAGTTGAAACGGATGACATTTCAGCGGGAATGACTTATTCAAACGCAATCACGGTTGCCGGAAGTGGAACACCGTCAGTTTCTTCAGCATTAACATTTGCGAACGAATGGAATACAATCGTTGTAAATTCTTACGGAATTGAAGCGGATTCAGTAATGGACGAACTTGAAGCGTACAACGGAAAACCCGACCCGGTTACACCGACGGGACGTTTTGTTGGAATATTAATGAAACCATTCATCGCGTTAACGGGTTCTTTAAGAAACGCCGGTGTTTCAACTGATACAATTGACACGGTTGCAAGACGTAACGAATTAACAATCGCAATTTGTCCCGCACCGGGTTCATTAGGTTTAGCAATGGAAGCGGCCGCAAATATGGCGGTTTTATTCGCAAGAATAGAGCAAGACACGCCCCATTTGGATGTTGCCGGGAAAAGTTACCCGGATATGCCAACACCAACGGGATTGATTTCAATGTCAGATTATAACAATCGCGACGCATATGCGAAAGCGGGTTACACGACCGTTGATATTAATTCGGGAAAATATGAAATTCAAGATTTCATCACGACTTATCACCCATTAGGTGAAGCCGTTCCACAATATAGATATTGTAGAAATTTAATGATTGATTTTAATATTAAATTCGGTTATTATTTACTCGAAGAAATTAATGTTGTTGACCACGCAATCGCGGACAATGATGACGTTGTTGACGCGTCAAACGTAATCAAACCGAAACAATGGATTTCGATTTTGAACACTTACGCCGATGGATTGGCAAAACGTGCTTTGATCGCACAACCGTCGTTCATGCAAGATTCGTTGGAAGTTGGTTTGTCAACTTCAAACCCGGACAGACTTGAAACGTTCTTCAAATATAAAAGAACCGGATTTGTTCGAATTGCGTCGACAACTGCGGAAGCGGGATTCAATTTTGGAAGCTAAAAAAAAAGTAATAATTAAAAAACATTTATAAAAAATGGCAGTACACGGAGATATTATCGAGGTAACATATAACCACCCGACACTTGGTTCGGGTGTGTTTTACCCAAAAGCCGCAGAGGGAAACACTTTCGACCCCGGTGGAATTAGAACGTCAGATGACGCGAACGGAATCGCCGGTGACGGTTCTTTGATTGTGACTAAAAATCGAACGCGTGCGTTCTTTGAAGTTATGATTGAAAACGACATGAACATTCGAAATGATGTCCAAGTCATTCAAAGTTTGGCTGCAAATTCTGTTCCGGCTGAATATACCATTTCAATAATTAATGGGACTGTTTGGGCCGGTTCGGGGTTTCCGGTGGCGGATATTGCACCCGACGTGAATGCGGGAACAATGACTTTGAAAATTGCCGCGGGTACTTTCAAAAAAATAGTAGGATAATTTTAATTTAAATATACAAATAAAGATGAATGCAGCCAAAGCAGTATCAAAAGAAGTAGCAAAACAAGAGGTCGACAAATGGTTGGACTTTAAAAGAGTAAAAGCAAGAAAAAGAAAATCCAATGAAGATTCAATCGAAACAATGATTGAATCGTTTGAAGACGGGACGTTGATTCTTGACGAAAAAACGCACGAAATCAAATTGAAATTGGAATGGGAAGTCGGTGGAAAAAAAGAATTGATTTTTCAACCAAGGTTGAAAATGATTGATATTCATTCAAGATTGAAACAAACAAAAAATGCAGATGAACGAATCATGGCGTATATTTGTGCGTTAACCGGACAAAACACCGGTGTGATTGGACAATGCGACCCGGAAGACTATTCAATCGCTCAAACGATTGCAATTTTTTTCTTTTAGACCTCGAAAGTATTGACAATGTAATTAAAACGGTCGTCCGTGAACACCATTGGCGACCGTCTGAAATTGAAAGTCTGTACCTTGACGGTACGGACTTTTTTGGCTTATTATATTGGTATGAAGATATTTCCGAGGTGAACAACGAATTGAAGACAAAAAAAACAGATTAACAAAAAACTACAATGAAGCAATTTGTAATTCCGTCAGTTTTTACGGCAATAGATAAATTTTCAAAACCGGTCGACAGAATGACCAAAAAAACGGATGCGTCATTCGCAAGAATGGACAGAAATTTGCGAAAAGTTTCGAAAACTGCATTCGGTGTTGCTCAGAAATCGGCAATGGTTGGCGCGGCGATTATCGCACCGTTGGCATTATTTGCAAATGAAGCAATCGGATTTGAAACATCAATGGCGAACGTTTCGACTTTGATTGACACGAACGCGGAATCAATTGAAGACATGGGAAACAAAGTTTTGGCATTGTCGACAAAATTACCCGTTCCAATTGAAGAACTAACGGCGTCACTTTATGACATACGTTCGGCGGGAATTGCCGCGGATAAACAATTTGAAGTTTTGGAAGCGTCTGCCAAATTATCGGCCGCGGGATTGTCGACGGTTGAAGAAGCGACAAACTTGACGACTTCAGCAATTAACGCATTCGCAAAGGAGGGGAAAAGCGCAAATGAAATCAACAATATTTTATTCAAAACGGTAAAGTTTGGTAAAACTACCGTGGCGGAATTATCGCAAGCGTTTGGATCGGTTGCGCCAATCATTGAAAGTTCCGGGACATCGTTGGCAGACTTTTCGGCCGCGACGGCCGCATTGACAACGTTGGGAACACCCGCGTCGCAAGCACAAAACCAATTGAAAGCGTCAATCGTATCACTTCAAAAACCATCGGCAGAAATGACGAAAGTTTTCGGAAAATTAGGGGTGACCACTGAAAAAGAATTGATTCAAAAGTTCGGCGGATTAGTTGGCGGATTTGAAGCGGTGAACGGTGCAATTGAAGACATGGGATTGAACGCGGCCAAAACATGGCGTTCAACTGAAGCACTTGGGGCGGTTACATCGTTAACCGGGGCAACAAATGAAGCGTATTTGACAACATTGGATGCGATGTCGAACGGGGTTGATGACCTTGGAACGGCATATGATAAGCAAGCCAAAACCGGAAAAGCGCAAATGCAAATCGCCAAAAACAATATGCAAAGTTTAGCGATTACATTGGGACAAACTTTGATTCCAATTATCACGCAATTAGTTGAAGCGGTGACGCCGGTGTTGAAACGTTTTTCAGCATGGGCAAAGGCAAATAAATCGACAGTGGCGACAATCATGAAAGTGTTGGCAGTTGTTGGCGGATTAGCGTTCGCAGTTTCGGGAATATCTTTTGCAATTGGTATTGCATCAAAAGCAATGATAATTTTCAACATGATAATGGCCGCAAATCCGGTTGGCCTGGTTGTCATTGGTGTTTTAGCACTTGGCGCGGCATTGTATGCGGTTTCAACAGCGACGAACAAGGTTTCGACGGCGCAAAAGTTAAACAACGAAGTGACGTCGCGAGCGTTGGACAATACAATCGACCAACGTGTCGAAGTTACAATGTTGTTCAAGGCGTTAAGAAAAGCCGAAGAAGGAACAACGGCATATAATGACACGTTGTTGAAATTAGAGCAATTACAACCGGGCATTGTTGAAAAATACAATTTGCAAACGAAAGCGATTGAAAACATCAACGCGGCCGAAAAAGATTTGATTAATACAATAATGCAACGGGCAAAATTGCAAGCGACTGAAGATTTAATTTTAGAAAAAACAAAAAGAGTTGTTGAAATTGAAGACAAAGGCTTGGGACTTGGGGAAACAATTTCAAAAGGTGGTTTATTGGGTTTATTTTTCAAAGAAGATGTCGCGACCGAACAAATTGACAAAATAAACAAGGAAATTGAAATGTTGGCGGACAAAACGATTCAATTGCAGAACGACCCGGCAAACGGTGGTAATGGTTTGAATGCGATCAATTCCGAAAAGACAAAACAAGATTCGCAAAACAACTTCATTGAAACAACAACGAAAAATCAAGTCGAATTGACAATTAAAAATGAAACGGGAAATAAAATTGAACAAACCGGTGGAAATTCGAATGGATTTAATTTTCCACAAATGACACCAACAACGGGACAATAATATGGCAGATTTAAAAATGATAGAAACCGGAAGTGGCGGTGACATAGTTTTCAACGGAAGTGACGTTGTTGTCATTGATGGTTTTGAAAATATGCCCTATTTGGGAATTTATGGCGGTAATGTAGAACAAAATACAAAAGAATATTTGCCGGGCGAACAACGTTTTGATTTTTGGGCGAATAATTTATTGATGTTGAAAAATGAAAATATTCAATTCAATTCAGATTTGGAACGCCTATTGATGAACGTCGCTTTGACAAGTTCTTCACGAATTGAGATTGAAGAAACAATCAAATCCGATTTGAAATTCATGGATAAATTTGCAACAATTGAAGTTTCGGCGTCGATTCTTGCAAATGATAGATTAAGTATATATATAAAAATAACGCAACCGGACGGCGAACAAACAAAAGATTTTGTTTATATTTGGGACGCGACAAAAAACGAATTATCAAATGGCTAATATTCCAACTTTAAATGAACTTTATTCGGCAATAGTTGCCGACATAGAATCAAAGTATTCAACAACACTTCCGGCATT